GGGCTAATCCCTGCGTATTCATCGAAACTCACGTTGGCTGTAATTACCAAGTGTAACCGTGGCTGTCCCCACGCTGAATTGGTCTGTGAAAACGTGACTATTAGATGAATCGAAATTACACCATGTGCAATATTTAACCTTCAACTCGTGATTTTTACAATCTATATATCAGAAGCAAGCGTTGATTGATATATACTTTGTTTTAATTATTCGGTTGATTGTATTTAGGTTTAAGTCCTCCAGCTTTAGTACATTCCATCTTTTACTATGCTGGTTGTAATTTAGAGTGCCAATTATGTTTTTACCATCTTACATAAAATTGGCACCATTTTAGTTTTAAGTCCTCCGACTCAAGCAGAACGTATTAATTTTCTTTTATTTTGCGTTCAGTTGTTTGATAGGTTGTATTTAGTTTTAAGGTTTTGTCTTCCTTTCTTCCGATAAAAGCTAGTATACTAGTAGGATGCTATCTCCTCTTAAAGAAAAACACAGCGGATTCGACCCCGACTTGTGGAGCGCCGTCCAGGCCAGTAACTGGGAACTTCGACATATTCGGAGGTAGGTACCATGGCTAGAACCCATGGCGGGTAGTAGACCCTCAATTTCTCTATCTTTAGTTAGGCATGAGCAAAGTAGCTTTGAATAACTCCTCATGACTGGACTGATACTGACGTTCTGAATTAGAGTTTGGAACTGAGGGCATGACGGATTTCGTCCACCGTGCTTTAGAGAAAGAAATTGGGCCAATCGCTAACCGTATTATAAACGCTATGCCCCAGTGAATGCCGCACCCCATATACCATGGACAACGTTTTTCAAACCCTCCCACTTAGTTTTAAGACCGGACTGACTTTTTCGGATTCTGACTCGGATGACGATTTTGGAAATGATACGCCTGCCGCTTTTGATTGTGATTACCGGGAATTTTATATTCATTCTCTTTCTGCTTCTGCTGCTATTTGTAACATTGAAAATTTCGTTCATTACTATCATACTGAATTCTTAGAGAAAAACCTTCAAACTACAGCTCTTTACACTTATTTGAAACAATTTGATTTTAGTACTAATCCAATTGGCAAACTTATTGAAATACGCAATAGTTTTATGAATAACATTTTTATTTGTGATGCGTGGGACACAATAAAATGCTTCCTCCGTCTTCTCTCCACTGAAGGTGAACCTAGATATGTCTGTGATGACGGTAATTCACCTTGTGGTTGTTGTGACGGGTTCTCAGAAATCTATATTGAATATGATGGTTTTCTTATCACCAAACAAATTAGTGAATCTAGATTTCGAGAAGCCACTACAAGTGGATTTGCTTATTCAATCAATATAAGATACAGCCAATTACTTTTGTTGTTGTCAGGTGATGTAGAAACCAATCCAGGTCCTACCACTCATTCAAGATTTTGCGATGAAGAGAAAGATCGGCAGCAACATCGCCGTATTATGGAAATGCAAAGAGAGATTGCGAAATTGAAGAAAGAACAGGAAAAGAACAAACATTTTGTACAACGACAGATTGAATTGGAAAAACGAAACCGAAAGAAGAGACGTGAAACAGGTTCAGATCGTAAACGATATGCTCAAACTTTGGTCTCCGATACAGTTAATAAAATTAAGAATGATGTAGCTTCTGTCTGTACCAATTCAGCTGCGTTGGCTGAAACAGCTAAGGCAAGTGCCTATGTGGCCGCCAATATGGTGATTCCTGGTGCTGGCACAGCTGCTGCAGCAGTTATTAATGGTGCAAAAGTTTCTTCTGCTATTGATCGATTAAATCCTACTATAGATATGATACAACAGTTGTTGAAAACTCTAACTACTGCTGGTGATGAACTTAAGAACATTTTTAGTATTCCAGCTGATTACGATCTTTTGGGTATTTTGATTTCTTTTGTTTCTGTGGCCAACTGTTTGAAATCAAAACAACTATTATTGCTTACTCTTCACTGTACGAATTTAGCTCGCCAACTCAAAATTTCTATAGATAGTTTAATGAGTTTGATTCCAGATTTTTCCGATTGTTCAATTTCATTTAAAAGTGAAGGAAATATTGCGAGAGTTGGACAATCTTTAGTTTCTGATATGTTTAAGACGGCAACTAAATCTCCTGAGCTTTTGCCTTTTACAGGATTTCTATCTTTTCTATTTGGTGCTTTTACGCTTTTATGTTCTGGTAGTGTTCCATCGCCGACTGATATGACACGTCACTTTGCAAATATAGGACGAGCAGCACAGGGATTTAGAGCAATGAAAGACATGTTCAGTTGGATTTTTGATTATTTGTCTGAAATTTATTACGTGACGGTGTATGGCGTAAGTGCTGAAGAATATCAATTTATGCAAAATTTTCCTCATTTGGAGAACTTATATGCTGCAGTTAAAATTATTGAGGGCTTTGAGAAACCTTTAATTGATTCGTCCGCTCCTATTGCAAATCAGACTTTAACTGTGAATCACCAATTAAATGAATATCATTTTCAAGCTACGAAATTAAATTCACGCTCTAATGTTCAATTAGTTGTTAGTTTGCAAAGGCGTATAAAAGATCAAGTAGAATGGGCTACGCATAGTCCAGCTCGGTGTCATACTATTCGCACTCAGCCTGTAGCTCTATATTTATTTGGTCATCCTGGCGTGGGTAAGAGTGTAGCCACTGAAGTTTTGAAAGCTCGTATTTTTAAGAGATATTTGAAAGATACTGGTGTGAAATACGAGTCTTGTGCTTTCCCCCGTCGAGCAAAGAATGAATATTGGGAGGGATATACTGGTCAACCAATTGTTATTCTTGATGATTTTGGGAATGTGAAAGACTCGCAACAAAAACCTGTGGAAGAATACGAGGAATTAGAATATATGGTTAACACTGCGCAGTTTCCTTTGAAGATGGCAGAGTTAAAGTCAAAAGGAGTGACGAATTTTACATCTGAATACATTATAGCGTCCTCCAATCAAAAATTTCCTGATATTAAATCGTTAGTTGATCCAGGTGCCGTATACAGACGGTTTCATGTATGGGCTGATGTGACAATTGATCCTGCTTATGGAGTGCCCATAGGAAAGGATGAAAAAGGAAATGCCTATTATACTTTTGACAAAGAGACTATAGCCAAATTGAAAGGAATCGCAGTTGACAAGGTGCCACCTTTAACGGTAGAGCATTATCGCTTCACTTGTTATAAGGTCAACCATAATAAACAAACGGGAAGCGCAGAAGTTAATTATATACCAGGGAAGAGTGGCTTAAAATTCAATCAATTTTGGAAATTCTTTGTTCAGGAGAACGATAGAAGGAAAAACGAAAGTGTTGCTTTGGCTAATGCAATTCGTAAGGAAGCGGGTATTGAAGCACCGGAAGCTCCTGCTACTGAGAGCCAGATTATGGAACAATTTGATAGAATTTTCCATCCAGAAAGGTTCCTCGAAGTTCTTGCTGAGGAAGAAAGTTTTAAAGTTGATCTCGGAGAAGAATATTTTGAAGCTGAACAAGATCCCACTTTTGGAAGCATTTCACATTTCTTCAATTCTCGCAAGCGTTTGGGAAAGTTGAAAGAAATATATTATACATCAAAAGCGACGTGTAACAAGTATTTTACACGGTTATGGCACGGTTTGCGTGCTTGCGTGGATGTTGCTACTAACTCTTTGCTTTCTGTCGCTCAATTTTTGTTATCACTTTTCTCTTCTATTGCACAAAAGACTATAAATTATTTACCGAGTGTACCAACATCAAAAATACTAATTGGACTTTGTTCTTCTGCTTTTGCTCTTTTTGGTGTTTGGTACACTGGAGTATTTTGTGGTAAATCCTCTCGCAATGTGGATACTTGGTGTCAATTTAATCGTTCACCTTCTGATGCTTGTTCCCCGTGTGGTGAATGTAAGGCGTGTTCCATCATTGAATATCCCAGATCTGGTAAGATGCTGGATCATTTTCTGGACAGAACGGGAATCAAATCTGTTCGCGCTGATTTGCTTGCGAATGGATTGGATAGAGAGGAATTGGAAGACATGCGAGAACGGGTACGACGCGAAGTTCCTCAAAGACGTGCTCGAGTCAAATGTCCACTATTGCTCTTTGCCAATCAAATTACTCCTGAGCAAACCTACGAAGAAGCTTGTGAGATGCTTAAAGCTGTTTGCCTCGCTGGTTGCAGCATCTGTGACCAAATTGAGGTTGATGACATAGATATGGGAAATCCTGAGGATGTATTGAATGCTACCCGGGAAATCTGGTTAACCCATTCACGACATGCACAACCCGGGACATTCGCACAGCGTATATATGATAATCAACCTCAGATGCCACGTCACAGGAGCTATGCCCAACGAACGTATGACAATCAGCCTGCTACCCCAAAGCAAAGAGTGTATGCTCAGAAAATTTATGATAACGGACCACGTATGCCTGGAAATGTGCGTATGGCCCAAGGAGTAGTAGATTGTGTGACTGAAATGCATATTGGAGCTAGAAAATATGCACAGCGCGATAGAGTCCAAATCGAACAAACAACTCAAGTATTATTAAATAATTCAGTATGGATTCAAGCTGTGGACAAAAATGGTATGTGTAGTAGGAGTAATGGTGTGTTCCTTGTTGGACGTACTATGATTACTACTGCGCATACTATAATAGATCCTCCACAAATTGATCCAATTGAATATTTGATAATTCGGAATCCTTATTCGACAGAACCTGCAATTAAAGTACCAATTGGTGAATGTCAGATTTCTCAGGCTCATCAACTTGATGGGACTCCAGTGGACTTGGCTCTTGTTTCTTTCCCTCCAGTGGTTCCAAATCGTCCACGTATATTATCGAAATTTTTGAATGCTAGTGATATTGGACTACTGAATGAAGGAAATCTTACATTTTCTGGATTTTATGAGGTAAAGGGCAAAACAATAGTTCAGGAAAAGTATCCATCGTACTTTAATGTTTCAACAAAGACAACAGAATACTTTCTTCACCCAGCGAACGCTTGTCCTAAAGCAACTGATAAGTGTGTTTGTCCTATCAAAATTGGAAATCACATTGATTATGATTTAGAAACGATGAGTGGGATGTGTGGTGCGTTATTATCTATATCAAATCGACTTATCCACACAAAACTCATCGGTTTTCATGTTGCAGGAGGAACAGGCGTTTTGGCGTTGGGAGTGTTGACGACACGACAATTTCTAGAGCAGGCTTTGAATTCTCATGTTGAAAAGTTTGGAATCCCAAAATCATATTTGATTGATGGGAGATTACCATACTCTCAATCGTGGATTGATCCATCTTACAAGGTCTCTCTGTTAGAGTTAGGTGATTGTCTAAATGTCGGAACTGCCCCATCGCCTTCCACCCCAACTAATACACAATTAGGACCATCATTAATTTTTGATAAGGTTCAAAAACATGTTGCTAAACCTGCTAATTTAAAATCAGTCTATGTAGAAGGGGAAGGCTTAGTTGACCCCATGGTAAAAGGGATAAAGAAAATTATGGGAAGCCAGATCTATGTTGATTCAGACCTTCTTGAAGCTGCTGCTAATGATGTTTTCTCTGGGCTAGGGAAACCAAGTAATAGAAAACCCATTGTGCATAGTTACGAAGAAGC